ATGGAATATCATGTCTTTAAAAAGCCGAGAATTAAAAACGGCAAAAAAATCTATAAATGGTATTATTACTACACTTTAAACGGAAAACAGATTCAGAAAGTTTGTAAAAACTGTTTGAACCGTTCGGATGCAGAATCCTACATACGTTCTTTGCCGCCTTTAAACGAATTCAAGCGTGAAATAACGGTTGCTGATGTTGCTGAAAATATGTTCTTGCCCAAAAGCGACCATTTAGAGCGTAGAATTCAATTAGGAAAATCTATTGATTTAAAAACTATAATCGGCTATCGATCTTACATTGAAGCTATTATAAAAAAATGGGGAGATTATTCTATTGAAAAAATTACGGCTAAAGAAATTTTAGAATATCTTTTTAAAGTTGAACGTTCTGGAAGTTGGAAAAATTCATATATTTACACTTTCAATGAAATTTTTAACGAGGCACTATGGCATGATTGTGTTTTTGTAAAGCCAATTCTCCCTAATTTTGTTAGAAATTCAAAAAAAGCTGATATTTTTTCAACAGAGGAGCTTCAAAAACTGTTCAAAAAAGAAAATTTTCCTAACGAAATGATGTATTTATTTTTTTTGCTTTGCCTTTCGGCGGGCATGAGATTAGGTGAAATACGGGCTGTCAGGGCTAAACAATTTATTTTTGATAAAGAAATTATTGTAATTGACGGTTTTTGTAAACAGAACGGTGTTAGAACCGTTTATAATAAGACAGGTTCGGTTGATAAACCTAAATTTAGGCTTACTTTTCTACCAGAAACGACTTTATCGGCTATGAAAGATTGGATTGAAGCTAACGGCTTGGCTGAAGACGATTTTTGTTTTACTCAAAACGGAAAACCTATCAGATCGGAGTATGCCGAAGCCGTTTTTTATAGACTATTACAAAAAACAGGTTTAATCCCTTTTGGTAAAGGAAAAAAGCGCCTCCCTGCGTCGGATGGAAGGCGGTTGATACCGCATTCTCTTCGCTATACTTATGTATCACGTATGCGGCGTATGATGACGGCCGAAGATTTAAAAAACTATACAGGACATACTTCTACCGCTATGGTTGATTATTACAGCCGCCGTTCTTTGGAGTTGTTGCTGAAAAGTTTGCCTGAAAGTGGAAAACAAGCTGCAAATACTATTTTTATTTAGTTTTTTTTTAATGAAAAAAACATAAATTTAATTTTTTTTCAATTTTTTTTATTTTTGTGAATTTTCGGATTTACCTATGTATTTAAAAGGTGTAAGTTTATATTTAATATAGACTTACACCTTTTTTTTATTGTTTTACCAGTAAAGTAAATTACTTTACTTTTATGAAAGTAAACATAACAAAAAAAATCAAGTAAAAATAATATTTTATTACAGAGAAAAAAAAGCTGAAAAGTAAAGTAATTTACAATACTTAATTTGTAAGGTAAAGCATTTTTTTCTATGAAATATTAAAAGGTACTGTCAGGGGGTATACCCCTATGCAATTATTCGGCGACGAGTGCAACTTGTAAAATGCCTGTCAAGTTTTTAAAAAGACTTACAAATATTTGACAGTTAATAGCTTTTAATTTGTAACTCTTTTACAATTAAGCTATGGAAGTATTACCGGCAGAATTTGCACGACAAGCGGGTGTTACCCGTCAATCGATAAGTGCAAAAATTAAAAATGGAACTCTCATTCTTAACTCAGCGGGCAAGCTTGATACCGAAAATCCCGTAAATGCAGGTTATTTAAACATGAAGCGGCAACAAACGGAAGCTACTCATGTTATAAAATCTGAAAATACCGGCGGACAGGTTAATGTTGCAAGCAGGATAGGAATACCAAGTGTGCGAAATTATACGGACGAAATGGCTGCTCAAAGGATAGGCGTTCCTGCAGAACTTTTAGGGTTAAGTCTTAAAGATTTGGTTTTAAGATACGGAGGAATTTTGCCGCTTGAAAAACATGCGAAGGTTTTGAAGATTTTAACGGAATCGGCAGAAAAAGATTTAAAAATGAAAGAACGCCGATTAGCTCTTGTTGATAAGGACTTTGTTATTTCAAGATTATTTCAATATGTTGATAATTTAATGATACAATTTTTAGAATACCCCGAAAGTGTTGCTGATGACTTGATTGCCCGTGTACTTGCAGAAAGAGAAGATTCAAGACAAACAATAATTGAAACAATGAAAATGGGCTTTTCAAAAATAATAGGTGGGGCAAAGGAGCAAATTATAAGTGAACTTAACGGATTAAAACATAAATACCACGATGACAGCACTGCCCTAGCTCTTTCGGAATTAAAGCAAGAGATAAAAAGCGAATTGGAGGCTGAAAGAGATGATTAGTGAAGCCTTTAATATTGACTGCATGGAGTTTTTAAAAAAGTGTAAAGACAAAGAATTTGATTTAGCGATTGTTGATCCGCCGTATGGAAGGGTGAATGGAAAATTTCAAGGAGTGCAAGGCGGACGTTTTGGCAATGGTAGATTTGATAAGTATAGAAGAGTCGAATGTACCGGCGGAACTTGGGCAGCAAAATACAAGAAAAAAATAATCCGTTGGGATGTTGCACCACCGAAAGAATATTTTATTGAATTATTTAGAGTGTCAAAAAATCAAATTATATTTGGAGGTAACTATTTTGAATTACCCCCGACAAGGTGTTTTATTATTTGGGAAAAATTGACTATATCGGAAAAATTCACTATGGCAATGTGTGAATATGTCTGGACGAGTTTTTTTTGATAATTCAAAAATTTTTAAATGTAAGCCCCAGGATAAGTTTAGGTTTCATCCTACACAAAAACCTGTAGAACTTTATAAATGGATTTTGAAAAATTACGCAAAAAAGGGAGATAAGATTTTAGATACACATTTAGGATCAGGTTCCAGCAGGATAGCGGCGTATGATATGGGCTTTGATTTTGTCGGAATGGAAATCGACAAAGAATATTTTGATAAGCAGGAAAAAAGATTTAAAGAGCATTGTACGCAAGGAAGTTTATTTGAATTTTCAGGCGGTGAAATAAAAGAATGATAAGGAGATTGTAAAATGGACAATGTTACGAATACTCAAAATAAAATAATTGAAATTTTAGAGGCTATGAAAGAATTGCTTTTGTGCAAAAATCGTATGTACGGTGATTCGGCGTTAAAGCCTAAAAATATCTTTTATAAAGGCGATGCCGTAAGTTCCGTGTTGATACGCCTTGATGATAAGTTAGGGCGCATTATGGCAAATGAGAATGAAACACCTCGTGTTAATGATATAGCCGATATTATAGGTTATTGTGTTTTGTTGCTTGTCGGGATGGGCGTTGATAGTGAGGATATTAAAAGTCTTTTAGATTAAGAAAAATGGAATTTACAGAATACGAATTGAGCGATATTGATTTTCTCATTGAGAGGTTTGGGGCTTTGACGGAAAGGCAGGTGTACGAGTTGCCGTCGGAGTTTGCCGAAAGGGTTCGGTATTTACCGGCAGACCTTACGCCTTTCCCTGGGAGGTTTAATTGGGAGCGTTTTCCGTATTTTAAAAAAATTGTTGACTGCATGGCTCCCGATAGTCCGATTCGTGAGGTTGTGTTAATGAAAGGGAATCAGCTGGGAGGCACAACCGCTATCATTGAAACAATTATTCTTTACAACATAATGTCCAATCCTACGGCGCAGGCGTATATCACGGCGGATGCCGGATTGATGAAAACTTCAATGCAGACAAAGATTGAAAAGATGATTGATAATGCGGGGGCTAGGGATTTAATTTTTTCACAAAATAGAAAACAAAAAGGAAGCCGTGATACAGGCGATACCGCTTTTTCAAAAGAATATCCGGGCGGTTATTTGCATTGCTTCGGGAGCCGTGCCCCTGCCCGCTTTAGGAGTATGAGCTATAGGAATATTCTTGCCGATGAAGTGGACGCTTTTCCTGATGCGATTAAAAAAGAAGGTTCGGTTATTGATTTGGTTAGAAACCGTACCGATGCTTATTCTACTAAAAGAAAAATATTTTGGGCAAGCACACCGCTTGTAAAACAGACAAGCAAGATTGAAAGGCTGTATGAAGCTGGTAATCAGCAGAAATATTTTGTTCCGTGTAAACATTGCGGAAAAATGCAGGAGCTGATTTGGCACGGCAAAAACGAAGACGGTACGGAATTCGGTATTGTTTGGGAAAACGATAAAAACTTTTTGCCGATTATTGAAACGGTTGCTTATAAGTGTAAATTTTGCGGCGGGTTGATGAAAAACTATGATAAGGCTTCGATAATTAAAAAAGGCGAATGGAGACCAACCGCCGAAGCTCTTAATCCCTTTACGGTTTCTTTTCATTTGTCGCCGATTTATAATCCGCCGGGGATGTACAGTTGGGAAGACATGGTACTACAATGGGCAGAATGTTGGGATATTAAAAATAATCGAGTTAGAGATAAAGAAAAATACCGCATTTTTAGAAATACAAAACAGGGCTTGACTTTTGAAGAGATGGGCAAACAGATTCGGTATGAACGAGCCGTGCAATTCCGCAGGGCGGGCTTTGTTCGAGGTAAGGTTCCGAACGATTTGGCCGTAAGGGATTCAGGATCGCCGGTGCTGATTGTATGCTGTTCCGTGGACGTTCAAAAAAAGAATTTGTTTGTGGATGTAAAAGGCTATTCTGATAAGGGCGTAACTTGGACGCTGGATTTTTTTAGTATTGACGGAGATACGGAAGATTTTAACGGGCCTTGGGATGAGCTTTATAAATACATCGAAGAAACACGCTTTGTAGGTGATGACGGTAAGATTTATAAGATTATGATAACACTTGTAGATTCGGGGCGGTATACGGACTATGTTTATGCTTTTGCCGGCAGGTATTCTGTAGGCGTTTACCCTTGTAAGGGAGCCGAATATATCAAGGCAGGTGAAACATACCGTATTTTTGATAGAAGCACTTTACAGAGGATAGGCTTACCGCTTGCCTATCATGTGAATACAACAAAAATGAAAGACCGCATAAGCAACAGCATGAGTGTTTTGATGTGGAATGAGGGGCAGTTCCAGCCGGATTGGTATCCGAATTTTCCCGATGATTTTAGGGACGATTATTTTAAAATGTTTGAGGCCGAAACGAAGGTTGATATTATCGACAAATTAACAAACAGATACCAAAAGACTATTTGGAAGCAAAGGCCGGGGGCGGACAATCATGCTTTCGATACTTACGGTTATAATATGGCAGGTCTTGAAATTTTTGCCGATGCTTATTGCCGTGAGTTCTTGGGTTTGCCGGGGTTGAGTTGGGCGCATTTTTGGGAAGAGGCAAAAAGAGGCGTGTTTATTGAGCCGTGAAATATTTTTTATTTGTTAATAGCTTTTTTTATTTTGTAATTTATAATTTTAAATATGGCATTGTTAGACCTTGATTTTAAAAAGGAAAGCCAAAGGCGTTTTTGGCTTGACGAATTGGAAAATGCAAAAAGGCTTTTGCATGAGATTGAAAAGGCAATTTTATTTTTAACTCAAAAAACTATTGAAGCGGGCGGTGTTCAAGAATATACAATCGACACGGGGCAAAATAGGCAAACCGTGAAGAGGGCGGATTTATCGTCTTTGTATGTCAGGCAAAAAGAGCTTTTAAGTTTGATTGATATGTTGGAAAGCCGCTTGCGTCCTGCAGGCGGTGCTGTGAGGATAGGCTTATGGTAGAATTTGAAAGTGTTATGCCGGCTGTTGCGGTTGAGGAAAAAAAAGAAGATGTGCTTGCTTATTATGTAAGAGATATTTTTCAAGATGTCTTTACCGGGGATAAATATCCCGATAGCTTCGGCGTTACAAGGGATTATATTTGGAGTTATGGAGTTGATTATTATACTTTGCGGAAAAGGTCGCTCCAGTTGTTTACAGAAAATTTATATGCTACCGGAATTGTAAAGCGAATTTTGAGGAACGAAATATTTACAGGAATGATGCCTGAACCCACGCCTTTAAGCTCGGTTATTTGGCCCGATAAAGACGATGACGAAAGGGAAAAACTTTCCGTTAAGTATGCCGAAGAAATGAGCGATATGTTCGGAATTTATGCTGCCGATTACAATGCTTTTGATTACAGGAAACAATTGACATTCGGGGAATTTCAAAATCAAGTAAGGCTTGAAGCAATGTTGTGCGGAGATGGGATTGTTGTTGCACGGATAAACAGACAAACGGGATTGCCTTGCTGGGATTGGATTAACGGGAATAGTATTGTTACACCCTTACAAGGAAAGGCTAAAGAAGGAAACAGAATTCTTCACGGTGTGGAGCTTGATAAGCATGGAAGACATGCTGCTTATTGGGTGCGTGAAGTTGTTGATACGGAAGTTAAAGAAACACGGATTCCCGTTTATGGGGAAAAGTCGGGACGGCAGATAAGCTGGATGGTTTATTCCGGTGATAGACTTTTAGACCAAGTGCGGGGTATGCCGATTTTAGCAAATACACTCTACATGATGAAAGACTTAGACCGATACCGTGATGCCGAAGTAAGGGCGGCGGTGGTTAATGCTCTTTTGCCGCTTTTTATAAAAAAAGCCCCCTCCACTCCTATAGGTACAACCCCTATTTTAAACATGACAAGGACTGCTGCTCAAGCAGGAACGCCCGCCGCTATTGAAAGTAAGGAAGGCATTCCTTCAACAATTCCGATGTCTCCGGGGACGGTGCTTGACGGATTGGCACCGGGGGAAGAGCCTATCAGTTTTAACACAAACAGACCTAATGTTAATTTTAAAACTTTTGAAGATGCAATTATTTCGGCTATTTGTTGGGCCAATGAAATACCGCCCGAAATCGTAATGCTTAAATTCGATTCAAGTTATTCGGCTTCAAGACAGGCGAATAATGAGTTCGATATTTTTTTAAAGTATAGAGCATTTAAAAACGCTAAGGATTTTTGCCAGCTTATTTATTCCGAATTTGTTATTCAATCGGTTTTAATCGGGAATTTGAATATTCCCGAATTTGAAAAAATTGTTTTTAGAAGCGAATTTTGGCAACAACGAGGGGCGTGGTTAAAATGTGAATGGTCGAGCATTTCACGGCCTAGTGTGGACATTCAAAAAGAAGCTAATGCAATGAGGGTTCTTTTAAATTTGGGCGTTATAACTTTCGATATGGTTGCAAGAAAATTCAGCGGAATGGGATTTAAGAGCGTTCAGTATAAACTTGCGCAAGAGCGGGATTTGATGAAGCGGTTAGGTTTTGTTTCAGCGGTTGATGAAGATAATAACGGTAAGCCTGTTTATTTGACGGAAGAGCAAAAAGAAAAACTTCAGGAGGCGGTAGATGAGTGATGATGTTTCTTTAATGACACAAAAAGAAATAATGAGACAGCTTTATACTTTGCAAAAAGAAAGTGTTGAAAACGATGCAGAGTTTCGAACTCAAATGAACGAGGTAATTAAAAGGCTTGATCATCGGGAAAAAACTTTTGAAAAGATAAGTGAAGAGATTGCAATTCAAAAAAGAGTTTTTTCTGAAATAGACGGAGTAAATAAAAAATTATCTGAACTAAACGAAAAAATCGAAGGGATTATTGAGTGGAGAAATGAAGAAGAAAAAAAACACGCTGTTGAAGATAGGGATGATGAAATTTTGAGTTCCAAAATTAAAAGCTTAGTTGAATGGCAGGGCGTTACAAATAAGAGGCTTGATTTTTTGGAAAATAAAACGGCTAATACGGCGGTTGCTGTTTTGAAGAAAATAGGCGGAATAGCTTTAACGGTTATCGTTACGGCTATGATTGGATATTTAATCGGAAAATTAAAAAAATAAATTTATATAAGGAGTTTTTAAAATGGAAAAAGAAAACAAAAAAACGGGAGCAAAACAATATTCATTGTTTGCACAAATTTTCTCGGCATTGTGGATTATTATTTTAACAATCTGCAAAGGGTTTAAGTTTATATCGCTTGAAATCAGCGATATAATTTATTCGGGGATTGCGATTGCCGGAATTTTTATGCCGGTGTATTTTTCAATTTGGTTAGATAAGATAAAAGATATTAAACTAGGCTAGGACTTGCACCGGTGCAAGTATGAAAAGTTAATAGTGAGGTTGTTATGCTTAGAATAAAAATTTTGCGTTATAAAAAATCTTATGATTTTAAAGCGTTTCCTGAAAAAGAGGACAGTTTTCAAAACAACTGGAAAAACAATAGCCTTGACGATTTGATTTTGTTAAAAGACGGAGAAGAAATTTTTAAGGCAAAATGTCAGACGGTTGCTAATTATTGCTTCGGCGAAATGTTCCGTGCGGGCGATGTTGCTTTTGGAGCGAGTGTCAGCGAGGGCGAATTTACAATAAAGACTTTTGTACCGCCTAGAAAGTTTAACGGAGAAATTCACGCAATTATAAAAACAAAAACAGTTGACGGAGGCATGATTGATCATAATGCAATGCAAACGACAAAAGACGGATTTCAAAACGGGCGATGGTTGATTCATAACCGGTATTCTTTTAAGTTAGGGAAAGATACTAATTATGCTTGGAGTGCAGGATGTTTTATTCTTTCGTCTAAAGATTTGGAGCGGTTCAATTCCGTTTTAAAAAATCACGGCGTAAGTGCCGGATGCGAAATATACGGATTTTTAACGGAGGTGTAAGGATGTCGGGAGTGCTTGTAGTTTTAGGATTCGGCATTGCTTTGGCTATAGGCTTGCTTTCTTTTATTGCCGGTTGGAAAAACGGAAGAGCAAGACTTGAAGCAGAAATTGCCGAAGACGCAGAAAGAAGAGCGGCGGATAAGGCTTTGTATGATTCCGAAAAAGCAAAAATAAAAAGAGAGGTTTTTAAAGATGCTGATACCAAAAAAAAGAAGATGTCTAATAATAGCGGGCGTGATAAGTTTAATGCTGTTAATGATGTCTTGCGTAACAAGAACTAGAATCGAATATGTGTATGAAAATTACGATATAGTTTTTCCGGAATTTCCCGATCCTCTTCCGGTGGACTTTAACGAAGAGGACGAAACGGTAAAAATGCCGTTGTGGTATTGGGAGAAAATTGCGGAATATAAAATTGAAATAGACGCAATCGAAAAATATTTTAGTGAGGCGGAAAAATTAAAGAAAAAATGATTGTGTATATTTCGGGGCCGATTACGGGGATTAAAAATAATAATGCGGAGGCTTTTTATAAAATGGAAAAAGCATTAAAAAAGAGTTTTGAAAAACTGCCTTATTTTAAAATTGTAAACCCTCAACGATTGGCTATAAGGGTTGATGCTTATTTTAAAGAGATTTCCAGAGTTTTAAAAAAGGAAAAGCGGCCTAGGTGGGAAGATTATATGAGGGCGTGTGTTGCGGAATTGGCAGGATGTTCTCATGTAGTGGTTTTGGAAAATTATAAAAAGTCAAAAGGTGTAAAGGTGGAATTGTTTTTGGCTAAATTGTTGGGTATTCCTATTTTTTTTAGTTTGGAAGAACTTAGGAATAATTATAAGAAATTTTAGGAGGTTTGCAATGAAAAAGAAATTGAATTTTTTATTGCCGGTGCTTTTAATTGCTGCCGGAGCATTTGTTTCCGGCTATGCTTTTAAATGGGGATTTGATATTTTAGGAATTGCTCTTATGTTTGGCGGTGCGGGGCTTGCAACATTTTTTGTTGTCAAAAAGAAAGACAATAAAAAGCTTTGGATTGCTTCTCTTGTATGTGCTTGGGCGGGGGTTGTACTTTTGACTGTTGCAGGTTTGGTGCAGTTTAAGGGCACGGTTATCTTAGCCCTTGCAGGGGCCTTGCTGATAGGGGCTTATTGGCGGATTGAGGTAAAAAGAGAGTAATTTTTACTTTTTTAGAAGACTATGCGTAATCGGGATTTGTCCGATTACGCATTTTTTTTTGTTCTGGTCTTTTTTTTGAAATTGTGATATAGTTGAATAAATAATCAAGCTAGGGGGTTGATTTTATGGATTATGCTAAATTTGAAGCAAGAATAAAAGAATTGGGGGTTAAACCGAATTTTCTTTCAAAGTCGGTTTATGTGAATTTGGCTGAAATGATTTCTAATGATGAAAGTGTTGTAGCTGTTTCTTCATGCATGGGGAAGATGGGACAAGGAGGTTTAGTTGTTACCGATAAAAATTTTTATTCGGTAGTTTTCAATAAAGCATTCGGTGGTGCTGATAAGGTACTAATGCCGTTATCGAAAATATCCAGTTTTACTGTCTCCGGTCTTACAGGTATGAGATTGACAATTATGGATGGGGCTGTGAAATATGAATATGACGGTGTTAGTAGTTCAAAGGCTATTTTAGATGCGCTGAAAGAAAAAGACAATAACAGTTTTGAACAAGAAAAAATTGAAAAACCTGCAACTTCTGATCCTGCCGAAGAACTAAGAAAATACAAACAACTTCTTGATGACGGTATAATCACGCAAGAAGATTTTGATAAAAAGAAAGCGATGCTATTGGGCATTTAATGTATGTTATATGCGGGGTTTTTACCCCGCTTTTTTATTACACTTTTTAATTAAGCCGAAACGGTTCGGCGGGCTTGAAGTGTTATACCCATTGAGCGAAGTATGTTAAAGACGGTTGAAAATGAGGGGTTGCCTTTTTCGGATAAAGAGGTATAAAGAGCTTCACGGCTTACGCCTATTTGTTTTGCAAGCTGTGTCATGCCTTTTGAGCGGGCTATTGCACCGATTACATTTATAACATCTGCGGGTTCACCCTCTTCAAAAGCTGTCGATAAATAAATTAGTACATCTTCGGCTGTTTCGATATTGTCTGCCATATCCCATTCAGTTATCATACATTTTCCTCCTGTGCTATTTTATGAGCTTTCAAAATATCTTCTTTTTGCGTAGATTTATCACCTCCGCATAAAAGAATTACAATTTTTCCGTTTTGGTTTTTATAATAAATTCTAAATCCTGATTTATAGTTTATTTTTAATTCCGATAATCCGTGCCCTATCGGTTTTGAATTTCCAAAGTTGCCGAAATACATTCGTCCAATGTGCATATCTATTACGGTTTGCGTTTTTTTATCTTTCAAAGATTTAAACCATTTTAAATATGTATCGGTCTTTTTTATCTCTAGCATGTTTATATTGTAATATATATATTACAGATTGTCAAGCCTTTTTCTTGATTTTATTCAAAAAAAATTAAAAAAAAACTAAAAAAACGCTTGACTTTTTTAATGAAACAGGCGATAATAAAGATACCAACAAACTATCAGCGGATGCCCGCACCGTTAATTTTTCGGGCTTTTTTTATGCCTTTTTGATTTTTTAAGGGGCGTAAAATGGATTATGTTAATAATAGCCGAAACTGTTCGAGATTCCGTGAGGGCTCGGGCTCCTCTGATAGGGAGTGGTAGCAGTTTCGGCTTTTTTATTTTTAAAAAGGCTGATAAATACCAATATCTATCAGGGAGGCGTTATATGAAGATGAACGCAGAAAGAGCCGTAAAGACGGCGGCCGTTAAAACGGCAAGAAAGACGGAGTCTTTAAAGAAGGCTGTTAAGGGTAAGAATCAAGAGCTGACTTTTGACGAATTGGAAGCAAGGACTGATTCAATAGCCCGTGATGTTTATGATGCGGCTTTAATTTACAAGGATGATGCTGTGGGGCTTTATGGGGCTATAATGTATGCCACTATGAAAATTATGATAAAGACGGAAAGACTTGCAAAGCCTAAGACTGAAGCAGAAAGACTGGCAAGGGAAAAGCAGGTTTTGTTTATGGCAGACTTGATTAGCAGGGAATGTGAGCGAGGGGGGCTTGCATGAAAAGAAAATATCTTGATTTTGAAAACAACAGAATAGTTGAAGGTGTTTTTGATGACGGGGATTTTTTTCGGCTTGAAAGAAAGGATAATAAGACGAAAGCTCTTTTTAAGGAAGTCGGACTTTTTTGCCAAGTGTCGTATACGGACGGGGTGCCGGTGCCTTATATAGCTAGGTTCCGTTCTTCTCTTTTGGAGCTTGAAAAGGAACTTGCGGGCCTAGAACGGAGGACACTACCCTTGTTGTACGGAGCTCAAAGAGATGATTTGCCTTGCGAGGTTGCAGAAAAGGAAGTTGAGTATGGTGTTTAATGTTTAATTAGGAATGCGTAATCGGGGTTTGTCCGATTACGCATTTTTTTTTGAAAAAAAGTGAAAAAAAATGATTTTTTTTATAAAAAGGGGTTGACAATTATTCCAACTAGTGATATAATATAATCATCTTAAAGATAGGAGGTTGAAATATGTCGAAGGGTAGAAAAGAAAAACGGCAATCGCCGACCGTTACAGACTGGATTGTAGCTATCTGTACGGTTATATCAACGATTGCCGTTATCATCGAACTGCTGCTTAAATAGCAGCAATGGCGGGGCTTTAAGCCCTGCCTTTATAATACTTTAAATTATAAGGAGTGTCAATATGAGTAAAAGGACAAAGATATATGCGGTTTGCTTTTTTATAGTGGTTTTAGCTTTTTGGCTTATAAGGAGTTTGTAAATGGCTGTACAATTTTTTTCATCAGATGAAATTGCTGAAAGGGCTAATGTAAGCCGTTCTGCAGTTCTAAAATGGGCGTGTAGTAATGATGTCGGATTTTTAGGTAAGGGAGTACGCAAGACTTATGTTTTTACCGAAGAGGACTACGAGCGGTTTTTGAAAAGGCCTAAGCCGGGGAAAAGGGCTAAGAAAAATGGATAATTGTTAATGGGTAATGCGTAATTGGGGGTTTGCCGATTACGCATTTTTTTTATTTTTTTTCAAAAAGTTAATAGCTTTTTGATTTAGCCTCCTGTATAAATGTATACAGGAGGCTTTTTTTATGCGTGATAACATTCAATCTTTTCTTTTGGCGGCGGGAAATTTGGGGGCTGAGGCTCTTTGTGTTATAAAATTGGCAGAGGAAAAGGTAAAGAGCGGAATAGATGTTATGTCTGCTCTGCAAGCCGGCATCGATAAAAAATATTTAAAAGTGGATGAAAAGAATTTATCATCGCTTGATAATTTTCAAGTTAAAGAGCCTGCTTTATATTTGGAATATTTATCGGGTTGGAATTGCGGTATAAAAGAAGAGGCGGCCGATTATAAACCGAAAGACGGAGAATTGATTGTGGAGTGTTGGAAGCGTGGGAAAGATACGCATTTTAAATTGCCCGAGTGGGATCCGTTTGAAAATTCTTTTATTGTAAAATACGGAACTATTGATTATTTAATGGTTTTTTATCCTTTAAAAAATAAGAGGTCTTAAATGAAACTTGCGATTGATAATTATATCGGCGGTTGGGACGGTATAAGCGAAAAAGAAATACGGGAAAGTTTGGCATCGCTTAAAGAGGGCGAAGATTTAGAACTTATAATAAACAGTCCGGGCGGAGATGTTTACGAAGGGATTGCTATTTTTAATACAATCAGAGAAACGGCAAAAACTCATAATGTGGTTGTTGCGGTGAACGGATTGGCGGCAAGTATGGCAACCTATATAGCTCTTGCAGCTAGGACGGTTAAAGCCGATTCTGTTGTTAGGGTTTCGGAAAATTCTATTTTTATGATTCACAATCCTTGGACATTTTCTTTCGGCGATTACAGGGATTTTGAAAAAACGGGAAATTATTTAAAACAGTTAGCCGGAGTTTTATGCGGGGTTTATTCTTTTGTTTCCAAAAAAGAAAAAAATGAAATCTCATCCCTTATGGATGCCGAAACTTTTTTTGTAGGAAAAGAAATCAGCGAAAACGGTTTTGCAAACGAGTTTGAAGAAATAACGAAACAAGAGGATTCAAGTGAGGCAGAAACGGACGGAATTGAAAGCAGGGATTCGCTTGTTGTGAATGCCAAGTTAAAAATTAAAAATTGTTATGAGAGTTTAAAAAAGGCTTATGAAGATACGGACGAAAAACCGATTGATAAGGCGGCCGCCTTGTTAAAGATTGAAAATACAAACTTTGAAAATTCTATAAATGAAAATAAAAATCAAAATACTAATGGAGGTTCTATGAAGGGCGAAGAGTTGAAGGTTAAGGATGCAGCTTGCTACAATGAAATTTTTGCATTGGGTGAAAAGGCTGCAATCGAGAAAGAAAGGGAGCGTGTAAGTGCACATTTACGCCTTGCCGAAAAATGCGGGGGCTATGAACTTGCCGCTAAGTTTATTGCGGAAGGCAAGAGCACGGCCGATGCAGATGTGCAAGGGGCTTATATGGACTATGCAATGAAGCAATCGAAAATTCAAAACAGGGCTGATGATGATCCGCCTGCTACCCAAACGGAAAGCGGAAACAAGGATGCAGACGAGGCCGCTTTGATTGCTGAATTTGACAAAGGTTTTTTTGGTAAGGGGGAATAAATGAAAAAGGTTGAAACTTCCGTTGTTGACAACGGGCTTTTTGCTTTGGGCGATAATGTGTACGAAGCGGGACTTTTAAAAAATGTTGCTGCAGGAACGACAGTTAAAGCCGGAACTTTTTTAAAAAGAGATGGAAAAGATTTTGCCGTTTTAACAAATACCGGTACCGAAAAAGTTGAAGGGCTTGTGCCTGTGGATTTAACGAATGAAAGCGGTTCGGCAAGCGATGTTGCTTTTAGGGCTCTTATTTCGGGAAAGGTGAGAGCGGATAAGTGCTTGGTAAACGGAACACCTGCAACGGTTGAGCAATTGGATACTTTAAGAGCTTGTTCGATTGTGCCTATTGAAGTTACCGATTTATCCCGAACGGAATAAAGCAAAAAAAATATATATTGAGGAGAAGGAAAATGTTACCTAATTTAATTACAAAGATTGTAGAAGCGTTTAACAGAAAGCCTGATATTAACAAGATGGGCTTTCTGTCTTCGTTTTTTAGAACTACAGAGGATTCGTTTACGGATGCCGAAGAGTTTGAATATGATTTAACAAGAACGGGTGAAGAGGTTGCACCTGTTGTTAGAGATTTGAATACAGGGGCTGTTTATATTGTTGAAGATAAATTCGGCAATAAAAAAGTGCCCTTCCCTGTTTATGCTTTGGCAAGTGTTGCAGGGATTGCACAGCTTATGAAAAGACAACCGGGAGAAAATTCATATACTGAAAAAGTGAACTGGTTAGGCAAGATTGCTAAGATTTTAGTAAATGCTTTTTCAAAAATGACTACTATGCTGCGTTATTCTATAGAGCTTCAAGCAGCACAAGTTTTGCAAACAGGAAAAATAACCCTTACCGACGAAAAAGGTAATGCGGTTTATGATTTGGATTTAAAGCCGAATCCTTCACACTTCCCTACTGCGGCTATTGCTTGGGGCGCTTCGGGGGCTACAATTAAAAAAGATATTACAGCCCTTGCCGATGTAATAAGGAATGACGGACTTTGTGATGTTACCAATTTGATTTTCGGAAAAGAAGCGTGGGAGGCTTTTATTTCAGACAATGATATTAAAGATTCTTTGAAGCAAGACGGATTGAGACTTGGAACGCTTAACCCATCGCTCGTAAACAAGGGCGGTAAGTATATGGGTTGGATCGACATCGGCTCTTACCGTTTTGATTTATGGCTTTATAACGCAGGGTATAACAAGTTCGGTTCAAAAGATAAGGTTAAGTTTGTCGATGACGATAAGGTTATCTTCTTGCCCGATACGGAAGATTTGGATTTTAGAAAAATGTTCGGCGGTATTCCGTCTGTTGATCCTGATGCAATGTTTCCCGAATTATTTGCCGGAAAGATTCAGATTGATAATGAGTACGATTTTAGACCTAGAGTTTGGTTTGAAAAGAAAAATGAAGCTTATGTCGGTGAAATTAAAAGCCGCCCTCTTTGCTGGCCATTTTCAATCGACAGATACGGCTGCTTAAAAGTTAAATAAAGCGAGGTGAAAATATGAGCAAAAAATATGTTGTTGCCGAAGGGTTTGCGTTTACTTCCGGCGGAATTATTTTAAACGAAGGCGATGAAATTACGGCTGAAAATTTCGGCGGTAATGAAGATATTTTTAAGGCGGCTATAGCCGATAAAAAAATTGTCGAAAGTTCAGAGCTTGCTGATAAAAAAGAAAATGAAGGCGATAAATCTTCAGGTAAAAATCCGCTCGAAAAGTTAAACAAAAAAGAGCTTGAAGATTTGGCTGCAAAGTTGAATCTTGAGACCGAGGGTAAAAAGAAAGAAGAGGTTTTTGCTTCGGTAAAATCTTTTATAGGCGAATATCTTAATAAATCGGCGGAAGCCTCGGATGAACAGATAAAAGAATTTGCCGTTATTTTCGGGGTGGAAGTTGAAGGAAAGACTAAGGCCGAAATAGTTGCAGCCTTAAACGAATTGCAAAAATAGGGAAAAAAATGAATTTACGGGAACTTGCGGAAAAAGATTTGTCTCTTACTTTAGAAGATGCCGGTCTTACAGGTTCCCGTTTTTTGTTGATTGACAAAAACAAAAACGAGTTTGAGCTTACAGGACAGGTCGGAGACATAGGCTATCTTCTTAGCATGGACGGAGTTCCTGTACAGGGGCGGACAATTACGGTTTGCTACAGAATGTCATCGCTTGCGTTGAAGACTAAAAGTATTCCGCAAAGAGGATGGCGTGTAAGATTAAAGGATTTAAGCGGGGCAGAATACGATTTGTATGTTGCCCGCTATGAGCCTGATAGAACTATCGGAATCGGAAGATTGATTTTATCGGTAAGTTTAAACGAGGGTTAATATGGAAGCGCAAATACAAAAACTTTTAAACGGACAAGATAATGTTGAAAAGATTAGGGATAGGATTGCTTTTATTTTAAAAACCGAATTAAAAAATCAATATGAACTTGCCGTTAAGGATGATTTAAAAAATGCTAAGGATTTTGATGCTAAGGTCTTTTTGGAAAATGACAGACCTTGGGAGTTTACGGAAAGTGAAAACGATAAAAATCCTTTTCCGTTGGTTAATGTTTGTTTGGTTGAAACAAAGAGGGCCGAGGGTAAGGCCGGAAGTGCAATAGGCAGAAAAAAATATACGGCTTCTTTTTCGGTCGATTGCTACGCTTGCGGTAATTACGGGCAAGACGGAAGGGATGACGAACTTAGTACGATTAGGGCGTGGACTTTAGCCCGCATAGTCAGGAATATTTTAATGAGCGGATTTTACGCTTATTTAGGTATGAGGGGCGTTGTACTTGAAAGGGATTTATCGGGAATAAAGACAGGAAGTCCTAACGACATAGAGAATAGTGCCGTTGCGGTAACAATCGCAAGGCTGGATTTTTCGGTTTCTTTTTACGAAGATTCTCCTCAAGGTGAGGGTGTCGAGTTTGAAGGAATCGATTTTAATTTGTTATCAAAAACCGGAGAGGTTTTAGTTAATTCGTAATTAGATAGGGGGTGTTTATGGGAGTTTCGGCGGCGGCTGTAAGCCGTGTTTGCGGTGTTAATGTTGAGTACAAAAATTTTAATTCAGGAAAAGCGTTTATGTTACCGCAAAGAGTTGCGATAATCGGACAAGGAAGTGATGATGCCGTGTTCGCTTTGGATAAGTTTGAGATTGAAGGGAATGCCAATGAAGTAGGAGCGAGGTACGGTTACGGCAGCCCTCTTCACCTTGCGGCATTGCAGTTTTTTCCACAAAACGGAAAATCGGCTGATTTTCCCGTTACGATTTATCCTTTAAAAAAAGCGGATCAGGCTTTGCCTTCCAAGGGTTCTATCGAAATAACGGAAGATCAATCGGGACAAGGTGCAAAGGAAAACGGTGCCGGTACTGTTTATATAGGCGGCGTGTCTTGCGAGTTTTCAGTTAAAAAGGGAGACAAGATAAATGTAATTTTACAATCGATTAAGGCGGCGATTGACGGCCGCTTAAATTGCCCTGCAAAGACCGAGGATATAACGGAATCAAAATTACCGCTTGTTTCTAAATGGTCGGGAGAAAGCTCCAATTTGATAACGCTTGAACTTGATGCCGATGTGCCCGGTGTTACTTTCAGCGTCAAGAAGTTTGCGGGCGGAACGGTTGATCCTGATGTAGGGCAGGCTTTGAATAAAATAGGTGTAGTTTGGGAAACATTTATTTTAAGTTGTTTTGATTATAAAAAACCGGCAAGGCTGGACGCTTATCAGGAATTCGGCGAAGCAAGATGGTCGGCTTTGGAAAAGAAGCCCGTGCTTGTTTGCCATGGCTGTACCGAGGTTTTGGCCGATAGAACGGCCGTTACCGATGTAAGAAAAACGGATGCAATTAACTTTTTGATTGTGTCGGTAAAAAGCAGGGAGCTGCCTTTTGTTGTTGCGGCCCGTGGTCTTATCAACGATGTTGTTACAACTGCAAATTCCAATCCGGCACAGGGTTACAAGGGGTTGTTGACGGGCTTGCATTGCGGGGCAGATGATGAGCAAGAAAATTATGTTCAAAGAACGGCGTCGGTAAATAAGGGCTCTTCCACAAATATTAAAAACGGGAATGTTGCAGAATTGAATGACATTATTACTTTTTATCATCCTGAAAATGAAGGGCAATTCCCAAGTAAGAGGTATGTTGTCGATTTGGTTAAACTGCAAAATGTTGTTTTTAATGTCAGGTTGATAATGGAAGCAGACAGCTTGAAGGGTGCACCCTTGGTAAGCGATGCTACTATTACCGAAAACAAAACGGCGGTACAACCTAAGATGATTAAAACTTCGTTTATGAATTTGGCTGACTCACTCGCTCTTCAGGCGATTATTCAAGAACCCGAATTCAGTAAAAAAAATATGGAAGTTAAAATTGACGGCAATAATCCTAAACGGGTTAATGTTAAATTTCCCGTTAAGTTGTCCGGCAATGTTGAAATTTCGGATTCCGATATTTATTTTGGTTTCTATCTAGGAGGTAACTAATGATAGCAGGGCCTTTTGAAAGTCATACGCTTAACGGCAGACGATTCACTTGCGATGCCGATGATGATGCTAAGTGGAAGTTCGGCGGGAAAAATAATGAGGTAAAGCCTAACGGAGACGGCTCAAGCCGTGTCGTACAATCGAGAAAAACCGATTCCATTGAAGGGGTTAGTTTGGTTATAGATTTCGACAAGGGCGATGATGAATTTTTGCAGGATTTAAAAAATTCGGGCAAGATGTTTGATTATTCGGGAACTGCAAATGACGGGGCGGTCTTTGCCGGTTTGGTACAAATTGTTGACGATATAGAAATTTCTTTTAAGGAAGGAACGGCAAGTATTTCGTTGCAAGGAAAAATAGAAAAGCAGGGAGTTTAAAAAATGGAAAAACAATTTAAGGTTGACAGGGAAACGGCAATTTCGGAGTTTGAAAAATATTGTGAAGCAAACGATATTGCTTATGACGAATCGGCAATGAACGATGAAGAGCTTGAAGGTTTTAATCCATTAAAAGAAAGATTTGTAAAGGCTTGTATGGATGGACGGGTTGAGGTTGATGGAACAGAAATTAAATATACAGTTTCGCAGTTTAGTAATAAAAACGGCGGAGATGTTGTAACTATAAAGAGGCCTTGCGGGAAAGCGTTTATAGCCATGGACGGAAGCAGTGATAAGCAATCTATTAGAAAGTTACAATCCTTTTGTTCTGCAATGACGGGTAATGAAGTAAGTTATTTTACAAACTTAGATATTAAAGATTGGAAATTCTTCCAAGGAATTGCAACGCTTTTTTTAGCCGAATAATTTCCGTTTGTGCCGTTGACGGAAAGAAAAAAGAAGTATTAGGTACGGCAGGTGTTGTTAATCAATTTTTACAAATTTGTATGGATTATTCTACCCTGCCTGATTTTGAAAAAATAACGGTAAATGAAATTAAGTTTTTTTATTCTGCGAGAATAAAAGAAATTTGCAAGATGCAAAAGGATTTGTAAATGGCAAGCAAGTATGCGATCGAAACGGTTTTTAAAGTTATTGATAATATTACCGCTCCTCTTGATAAGATTGGAATTAAGGGAAAGGCTGTAGGACGGACTTTGAAAAATGAGTTTACAAAGACGGAACAGCAGCTTGCGAATGTTGGGAAAAGTTTAAAAACATTCGGGAAGTACGCTATCGGAGCAGGCATAGGTGCTATCGGTGTCGGGCTAGGGGTTGCTACTAAACAATTTATTGATTTTGATAGTTCCTTACATGCCGCTTCGGCTGCTTTTTCGGATATGAATCCTAAGGCTGCCGATTTTGGCGATAAACTTGATTTTCTTGGAAAGGCAGCCCGTGATGTTGCTGCGGTTACCGAATTTAATGCTCAACAGACTGCCAGTGCATTATCTACTCTTGCCCGTGCGGGTATAGACAGCACGAATGCTATAGCTTTATTACCGAATATTGCAGACTTGGCTACATCGGCGATGGTTGATATTGATTCGGCTGTAAATATGGCAACCGGAACATTGAGTATATTCGGAAAGCTGTCTGATGATCCTAAAATTTTAGCAAATAATATGAAATATATATCCGATGTTTTAGCAAAAACTGCGGATATGGCAAATCATTCGATAGAGGATGTTGTTGCTGCTACTACTGAAGGCGGCGATATGTTTAAGAAAGTAAATCAAAGTATTGAGAATTTTAATGCTTCACTAGTGGCTTTGGCAAAAAATAATATTACAGGTTCAAAAGCCGGTGTGGCTATGAGAAATATTATGTTAAGACTTTCTGCACCGGCGGCATCCGGTGAGGCGGCTTTAAAAAAACTGGGTATAAGAACAAAAGATTCAGCCGGTAACTTATTGAACATTGTTGATATTATAAAGCAATTTGAAACATCGCTTAAAGGTGTAGGTACGGCGGATGCAGCAGAATATCTTGATGCAATATTCGGAAAACAAAATATTGCGGCCGCTCAAACTCTTATTAGTGCCGGTTCCGATAAATTATTGGAATATACAAGTGTTATTGATGACAGTTTTGGAGCTGCGGCTCAAAAAGCCGGTGTAATGAGGCAATCTTTAAAAAATCAAATTGCGGTTTTGATGTCTGGTTTAACCGAATTAGGTTTTAAGTTTGTAGATGCTTTTGCAAAAAAGGGTTCGGACAGTATACAAAAACTTACCGAAGCTGTTACCAAGTTTGATCCAACTTTTATTATAAATTTTTTAACAACAGTATTTAATGTTATCGGAAAAGTTGTAAGTCTTTTGTGGAAAATGCGTATAATAATAATCTCACTTGCGATTGCGTGGGGAGTTTATAAAGCAGCTATGATAGCGGCTGTTGTGATTTCAAAAATAATGGGTATGGTTGGAGCCGTACAAGCATTGATGGGGGCACAACAAGGGATGAATGTTGTTCAGGCTATTTTTAATGTTTTATTAACGGCTAATCCTATCGGTATGATTATTACGGCAATAGGAGCTTTAATTGCGATAATTATTTTATGTGTAAAATATTGGGATGAAATAACTGCTGCTGTATCTAGGGCTTGGGAATGGATTAAAAAAAATCAAGAAGCGGTGCTTGGTATAATAACAATATTTACGGGGCCTTTTGGGGTTGTCATTTCGATTGTTAGAGAGTTTTGGAACGAATGGGAAAGAATTACTCAAGCATTTAAAAATGGAGGCATTGTTGCAGGTCTTAAACAAATAGGGGCTACGATTTTATCTGCTATACTTGCCCCTTTGCAAGGAATCTTTGAACTTATAGGAAAGATACCGGGTGTTGGAAAGCCGTTTAAAATGCTTGCGGGAAATATAGATCAATTTAGAAATCAGATAAAAGGTGTTGATAGTACAGAACTTAATAATTCGCAAGAAAGTGATGCTGTGTTAAGTCCCGTATCTCCGGCGCAGCAGGCGGCTTATTATTCAAGACAAGACACATACCAACATGCGGAAATTTCGGTAAAGGCGGAACCGGGTACAAGTGCTAGGGTTAGTAAGCCCCCTGCTTCTCCTAATTTTAATCTTGCCGTTTCGGGCGGTGCGGGAAGAGATTTTTAATATGGAATGGGAAAACAAAATAAGTGAGGCTAGGTATACATCTCCAAGTGAAAAGACTATTACATTTTTATATGGGAATGTTTCCAAAGAAACGGATTTAAAAACGGGGCTTTTTACTTTTCCCGATAAAGACGGGGCGATGGTGCAGCACCAAGGTGCGGGGGCTATGAGTTTTCCTTTAACATGTATTTTTAACGGTTCGGATTGTATCGAAAAAGCCGATAGGTTTGAAGCGATGCTTTTTGAACAGGGAATAGGAGAATTGCAGCACCCCGTATATGGAGTACATAAGGTAGTGCCGCACGGAAAAATAAAAAGGATTGACGATTTAATTTCGGGACTCAACGATTCGATTGTTGAGGTTACTTTTATTAAGATTATTACAGATGAGAATATTCCAAAATTACAAAAAGTTGAAGCTGATGAAATTGAAAAACAATATGAAGATTTTGCAAATGCCGCTTGTGAAGATTTTGCCGCCGGCGTTATCTCTAAAAATATAGATGATGAATTAATGCAAAAGTCTATTTTAAATACACAGACCGAAAATATAAAAAGTGAAATGGAAGGTCTCGTTTCTTCAAAAAAAGAAAAGGCGGATTTTTTTATAAATTTAAATGAACTTAAAAATGCAAACAATAAGATTTTTGATAAAGAAAAATCGAGCGGAAACGGAGTGTTAAATGTTGCCCGTTTTGTTTTTGGAATAATGAGTTGTCCTTCGAGGGCTGTGGTTAGCGTTTCCGAAAAAATTAAAAAATATAATTTGCTGGCCCGTAAACTTATGGTTCAATTTAAAAATGATCCGTTTGGAAAGACTGCTGCTGTAAATTCCATAATGACAGCCCGATTATCTTTAGGGGCTCTTGTCGGGAGTTTGGCGGCGGGTGCTGCGTTGCAAGTTGCGGAAAATGCAGCGAGCAATAAGAAAGATTTAAATAATCTTGTTTCAAGAAGCGAGGCTTTAAATGCTGCGGGGCAGATAGAAAATTTATTTTGGACTATAAAAAAGTTTGATGATGAAAAGGTGAAGACTAATAAGTTTGTCGATAAAGATGCGGATTCTTATTTTGGTTTGTATAATTTAATTTATAAAAGTATATTGCTTATTATAAACTCTTCTTTTGCTTTGCCTATGCAACGCACTATTGCGCTTGATAGGGATAGGCAGCTTATAGAGTTGAGTGCGGAATTATACGGTTCTGTTGATTATGTGGATTCACTTATTTTTGATAATAAATTAACGGCTGATGAAATTACTGTATTGCCTATGGGAAAGGAGATTACTTATTATGTCAAAAGTGCATAAGGTTGTGTCGGGTGATACACTCGGTGCAATCTCAATCAGATATTTAGGTTCTTTTCAAAAATGGCATAGCATAGTTACAGCCAATCCTCAACTTGTCGGAAGGAAAACTGCTATTGACGGTTCTCCTTTAATCTTTCCCGGAGATGTACTAATTATACCGCTCAAGGAAAGTGAGGGCAAAGGCATTGTTTCTACAATAGAGATTGCAGATGGAGAGCAAGATGTTGCAATCGTTATAGGCGGTAAAAAGTTTGTAGGATTTACAGGCTATGAATTAAATCTATCGTTTGATTCTCTTGATACCTTTTCTTTTTCGGCTCCTTACGATTCCGAATTAAAAGAATTAAAAGAAGCTATAGAACCTTTTAGCTATAAGTCTTGTGAAATTTATTATAAGGGTTCGTTGGTTTTTAACGGGAAACTTTTAACGCCTGAACCTAAGCTGGAAGATAGTACAGCCGAAATAACTTTGCAGGGCTATCCTCTTTGCGGTGTTTTAAATGATTGCAACATTCCGCCTTCAAAATATCCTACACAATATAAGGGTTTGAATGTTAAGCAGATAGCTGAAGAATTGGCAAGTCCGTATAATATAAGGGTTGAAATGAAAGGTGGTGCGGGGGCGGAATTTGAAAAGGTTGCCTGTGAGTCTTCCGAAAGTATTTTACAATTCTTGACCAATCTTTTAAAACAAAGAGATTTACTTTTTACAAATAACGAAAAAGGACAGCTTGTTATTTTTAGACCAAAAGAAAAAAAAGCCGAAGTTTCTTTTGTTGAAGGGGATCCGCCCTTGTTGTCGGTAATACCTAAATTTAATGCTCAAAATTTTTATAGCCATGTTACTGGCTTTACAAAAACCGACTCTAAAAATGAAGGTTTATCTTATACTTTTAAAAATAATTATTTGATAAATAAAGGCGTGCAGCGTTATAAATCCATTATGATTGATGATGCTAAAACTCAAAACGATTTAGAAAAGGCTGTTAATTCGCTGGCCGGCAGAATGTTTGCCGATTGTGTCTCTTACGAGTTAAATTGTGAGGGGCATGTTTTTATTGATAATCAATTATGTAAAAAGGGGCTTTGCGTTTGCGTAAAAGCTCCTAAAGCGATGATTAGGCGTGAAACTAATTTTATAGCACGCAATATTAAGATTATTAGAACGGCAGAAAGTAAGACTACTCAATTTTCGCTTGTATTGCCCGGTTCTTATTCGGGAAAGATTCCGGAGGTATTTCCATGGGAATAATCGGAAGGTTTTTAAAAGTTGCAAAAGAAGATAAATTTAATGTTGTTACGACCGAAACAAGGAAAGGGTTTGATGAGGAGGCTTTATTGTATGCAAGTGCCGGCGATGATTCCGTTCCTTGTGATAATGACAGGCTTATTTTAATTAAGGCAGGGAATACGGGAGAAAAAGCGGCCGTTGGAAGTTTAAATGAATCGCAGGGGGCAAAGCCCGGGGAGAAGATTTTATTTTCCAGAGATAAAGACGGGAAAGTTGTTGCAACTATCAAGATGCTTAATTCAGGAAATATTGAAATTGAATTAAAAGGCTATTATAAAATAAAGACGGAAGGGAATATTGAATTAAACGGTTCAGATTTTGGCGGGCTTATTAAGATTGAAGAGCTTAAAATGCAGCTTCAAAAAAATACGGCAATATTAAACGGGATTTTAGGAACTTTAAAAGCTCCTGTTACGGAGCCGGGAAACGGAGCCCCCAGTGTTTTTCAAGCGGCGTTAATTGGTGCTGTCGGAGCGATGCAGGCGGGGGATTTTTCAAATATAGAAAATAAAAAGGTTAAGCACGGAGGCGGTTAATGAGTGATTTTGAGGGTGATGTGCTTTTAATTGAAACACCGGACGGGGGCGATATTGTCGTTGAAGACGGTCTGATAAAACCTTGTAAGGATTTTTCAACGGCCGTTTATCTTTCTCTTTTCGGCGGAAATAAGGCTGATGACGGAAAGGTTAAAAACTCTAGGACTTGGTGGGGAAATGTTTTGGAGGATTTAAGCGAAGATGAAAAAATTGTTTCGAGATTTCAAGCGGTTGTTTTAGGAATGCCTTTATCGGTTAAAAGTATGAGAGAGGCTGAAAGGGCTGCGAGTCTTGATTTAAATTGGTTTGTTGAAAAAAAGATAGCCGATGAAATAAAAGCATCGGGGCGGATTAAAGAACGGAATAATTTTTTGTTGAGTATCGAAATAAAAAAAGAAGGTAAGACTTTGTATGGTGAAGAATTTGCTTTATTATGGCAGGGAGGCTTAAATGGCTTATAAAAATAAAAGTATAAAAGAAGTTGAAGCTCTTTTAATAAATTCTTTTGAACATGAATTTAATAAAAAATTACGCTTATTGCCTAAGTCGTTTATCAGAGTTTTTTGCCGTGTCCTTGCCGGGGTTTTTATTATTTTATACAAGCAAATAGGATGGTATTTTTTACAGCTTTTTCCTGAGACGGCCGATTGGCAGGAAGTTACTATTTTGGGACAAAGAATCAGGCCGCTGGTTAAGTTGGGTGCTTTATTCGGAATAGGTGAACCTTTAGCCGGTGTTCAATGGCAAGGCATTATAGAAGTTGATGTTTTAAAAACGGGAAGTGTTTTATATTCCGGCACTCAATTAAAAAGTAGTGTAACCGGAAAACTTTATGTTACAAGTGAAACAAAAACTTTACTTTTGAATAAGGAAAGGGTTAAGGTTTTTTGTACAGAAATAGGTACGTCGGGGAATTTGGAAGTAAACGATGTACTTAATTTTGTAAATCCTTATGGGTTTGTAAAATCGGAAGCGGTTGTTTTGGAAGTTGAAAGAATGGGGCTTGATGAGGAATTGGAAGCAAATTATAGGGAAAGGTTGATAAACAGATTTCGTTTGCAGCCTCAAGGCGGTGCATTGGCTGACTATAGAATTTGGGCCGCCGATGTTCCGGGAGTGTTAAGAGTTTACCCATACAACGATAAAGAGCAGCCGGGCGGAGTGCTTCTTTATGTTTCGGGAATACCTTCGGTTTTTAATGATAGAATTCCTGATAAGGGATTGCTTAAAAAGGTGGGAGAAGTTTGCACTTACGATCCTGAAACCGGCAAGGCAATCCGCAAACCCTTGACGGCGATGCTTGATCCCAAAAACGACGGCTCGTATGAAAACATTAAACCTGTCTCGGTTGTTGAAATAGAGGTTGCCGTTACCGGTGTTACAGGAATTGCTCCTGCCGATTTTGCGGAATTGATTAAGCCCGCCCTTAAAAATTATTTTTTGGATAGGGATTTGTACATTAGAGGATTATCCGATGACAACAACCGTACAAATGTTATTTCAAGAAATCATGTTATAACCGTAATAAATCAAATATCCGTTACTGCTAAGGCTGTTTTTGAAGAGGTTGTTTTAAAAAAAGAAAATGTTGTTTTCAGCTCTTATGTTTTAGATGATGGTAAGCTGGCAAAGTTGGGAGCTTTTTCAATCAACGGGGTTTCTTATTAAGGGAAAAAAATAGATGGTAGGTGTTTTTTTTAATGCTATAAAATTATTGTTTCCTCGTTCAAGAGCTTTTGAACTTGTAAAAGATACAAGTAAAAAAAAGTTGATTAAGGCTATTGCCGTTTTGCCTGAAGATATTCGGCTTGAAATGGAGAAAGTTTATTTTGATTTGTTTCCTGAAACAAGCCGTGCTATTGATGATTGGGAAAAGGTCTTTGCTGTTGTTTTTTCAAGCAAAGAATTGGAAAAACAAAGAGGGGTTTTAGCTGCTCTTTGGAAAATGAATAATGGTGGACAGTCTTTGTGCTTTTTGCAAAACATATTAAAAAACATAGATGAAAGAATTCTGATTGCGGAAAATTTACCGATAAGCAACCCCCGACAAAGAAGCGTTACACATGTTGCAGTTTGCAGAAACAAAATAATGTGCTGTAAAAATAAAAAAGCGGTGTGCGGATATAGAATAGGAGATGATAATTTTGTACCCTCGGTTTTAAGAAATGATGTTTCGGAAGTTTATTCGATTAAAAACGATCCGAGATTTTGGGTTTATTGTTTTTTTGTTTGTAAAAAAATTATTAGAAATTTGGAAGGAAAAATTTTATATATTGAAAAATTAGAAATAAAAAAAGAGTTTAGAAATTATATCGAGTATTTAATTTTAAAAATAAAACCTGTACATTCGGTTGCGGTTTTATTTATAGAATGGATAGATTAAAATAAGGATAAATGGAGGTATTATGATTAAATTGGATGTAACATATTCGGATTATGTGAATACAACCGATCCGAAATACCCTGCCGGTAAGGCGGTAGATGCTTCGGGAGAAGAGAACACGGACGGAACTCCTCTTTTGGCAAAATGGATGAATGATATTAACGGCACAAGACAGGCTATTGTCAAAGAGGCATTTGGTGATATGTCCGGTGTATCGGGACTTCCTGATGATGTAGAAAATTCGGATGTTTTGAAAGCTCTTAAAAAAATAACGCAAGAGTATACGAATGGCAAGGTTGCAAATGAAGCGCAGGCAAGAGAACAAGGTGATACGAACACATTAGATTCTGCTAAAAGTTATATCGATCAAAAGTTTATTGAGCACTATCAAAAGGGATACTTTCAGATGCCGGGGATGCTCAGCCCGCTTGAAGATGTATCGATGCATTATGAAGGCTATAGTTGGTATGAGGTCAACTATGACGGTAATTTTTTCCGGTCAAAAGGCCGGAATGCTAAGGCGTTTAGTCCTAAAATGCTAACTAAAGAGAATGTCAAGAATGAGACTTATGTATTTCAAGATGACGAGCAGGGGGATGCTATTAGAAACATAAAAGGAGGATTTGTCTCTGCTGCGGGTGGCGTCCAGCCAGAACATGGACGTCTTTTTTATACCATCAACGAGTACGAAGCCGACCACGGACATACGGGAGATTCTAACGCCGGGTATGCTACTTTTTTGATGGATGCATCCCGTGTTGTTCCAACCGCAGAAGAAAATCGTTCCCGCAACCTAACCTTTATTTATTGGGCTTTGGTTAAAAATGAATAGGAGAATTAAACATGGAATATTTTGAAAGAATTGAAATTGAGAATAACATCATCATAAATCACATTATCGGCGAAAAGCCGAAGAAAGAAAAAGAGGGTATAACTTACATCTACGGCACCAACATTCAAGCGAATGTTGGTGATGATTTTCGTTTTTACAAGAATGTAATTACAGGTAAAAAGAAAAGTCTTAAAACTCTTGTTGCTGAAAAGCTAGTCCAAATACCCGAAGGCAAGAAACTCAATACAGACGGAACAGACTTTGAAGATATGAGTGAAGCCGAAAAAGTTGAGGCAGGGTTAAGGGTTCTCAAAGACGACGAAAAAGTTGAAGGTAATTATGTCATTAAAAAAACAAAAAAAGAACTTTACGATGATGGTTTAATAAAAAAAGAAGAATATAATTTATATATTGATAAATTGCGAGAAGCCGATTACAGACGAGAAGCCGATCCTTTAGGTATGCAGGTTATGAGGGGAGATATTGAAAAAAACATTTGGCTTGAAAAGATAGAAGAAATAAAAAAACGGTATCCTAAGATTGAATAGAATTTATTTTTGTAATTTATCCATTTGAGAATTAAAAATCTTTTGGCCGTCGCTTGCGGGTTTTTCGCAAGCGTTTTGAAAAAAAGGTGTAGGAGGTGTGCGTGTTTGTGATTTTGAAAAACTATATACCTGTTTTAATTTAAAAGACACCTGCCCTTTTGAGGAATGGAATCTTGTAACCTTATGAAGGTTTTTACCGAAAGAAATTAGTTTACCGGTTTTAAAAGCAACATAAGCACGGGCAACTTGCCGGGCTTTTTTGGAGCGGATATTTTTTTTAAAAGGGCCTTTAACTTTTTGTGAGCGAAGCCTGTTTACTCTATACATTTTTGAAACAGGCTTCGCTCTATTTCCGCTTCGAGCTGTGTCGGTTGGAATTGCAAGAGTTGAACCCATTGCCGGTTTGTGAATGCCGCCTTTTTCTTGACGCTCCATATACGAAGCTTTTTGATTTATACCAACTGTAGAATGAATGGAATTTAGACTATATAAGCCCTCCGGCATTTTGTCGAATTGAACTTGTTTTGTTGTAAAGTTGTTTCGGAGTGTGAATTTATTTTTCATGGCATTAACAGTGTTTTTTCTTGCTAAGGCGGCTTGAACATTTACGGTGTTTGTTGCAGCTTTTATAATTGTTTTTTTTGCATCTATTGTTAAAAGATGAAAACTTTCAGGATCGTGAATTACCATTTTTGCAGTTTGAGACATTTTTTTTCTCCTTTTAAAATAATTCTAATTGATTATAATTTATAACCGTAAAATCTTCAATAAGATGCTTAGCTTTTCGAGATTGTTTACAGTTTTCTTTTACTTCCTTTTTGGCCGCTTTTAAAGCTTCATGTTTTGAAAGAAAAATAAAATCTTTTTCATGCGGGGTTTTTTGTTTTATTATTTTTTCTATTTTCATTTTATATTCAAAAGAAAATCGATTATCCAAACGATATATATTTATTTCAATAAAATTACCTTTATGATTTTCACTTATGGTATCTATTTTTGTAAGAGTGATTTTTTCATTGTTTAAAATATTGATTGGTGAAACAAACATTTAATACTCCTTAATCATCTTCATAATCAAAAGGATTTTCATCCGGCGGTTCTATATAGCCATTTTTAAAGTCGTCTTCAGGTATTATGTTTGAATAGTCATTTTTATTTTCTTTTTCGGTTAATGATGGTTGTTGTACTTTACCTTCGTAAGGCTTTAAACGAACATTGAAAAAACATAATTCAGGATTGCCGTCTATTTTTTTCTGTTTATAGTTTATTTCTAAGTAATCATGCTTTAAAAATCGTACAAATTTATTGCGGGTTAGAGCTTCTTTGTCATCGGCCGAAAAATTATAATAGTCAAGATAGCGTTCGTATACTGTTTGAACTTTTTCAAAAGCTGTTCCAGACATATCGAATTCAATATTGTCGTTCACGAATTTATCAAGATCAGTTTCTTGTTCTTTTACATAATTTTGTTTATAATTCTTACATTCTTCCGATAATGGAATTGCTCCTTCATGTTCGTACTTTAAATCAATATATGTTTCTGCAAAGTATTTTACTATTGCGGGGTATTCTTCTTTTATTGATTTTAAAATAGTTGATAATGACTTTGTTCCTTTTTCGCCTTTTTTATGTTGAATAGAAAAAGGAATAACTATCATTCGGTCTATAGTTGCCTCGTCGTGTGCATCAAAGCGGGGGCTGTGATTGGTACACATTATTATTTGTGAAGTAGGAATAAAGTCGTGAGGCCCTTTGTAAAGGCCTCGGGCAGTTAAAGTATCACCGCCTGTTAATTCTTTCCATAGGGCATTATTTAAATATCCGTTGCGTTCCGTTTCTTGAGCTATTGCCGCTCCCTTTCCTTCAAGGCGGGCGATATAGGGGGTTGCTTCGTTTCCAGACAAACGCCTTTTATTTTGCGAAACGAGAATATCGGAAGGAAGGCGCTCTATCATGCTGCTATAAATGTTTATTAGTAATTCTATTGTTGTGGTTTTGCCGGTATGAGTTTTGCCGATAAATATTCCTCCGTATTTATATTGAGTGTTCCGTGAAGGTATAAGCGATAAATAGTAGAGTAAGGTTTGAAGTGTTTCTTCGTTTTTAAAATTAGACTTCATAAAACTTAAAAACTTTTCGGGTTTTAAAGCTTTTTCCACGCTTTCCATTTTATAGGGTAAAACCTCTTTTCGGTATTCTTCAGGTTCGGATTTTCGGAATACGATTTTGTTTCCGGAAAAATCCATAACGCCGTCGAGAAGTGTAAGTGATTCTTTTACCGTGGGGCCGTCAAATAAAACGGACTCACGGAATACTTCCGGCTTTAATCCCGATAAATCTTGCACCAGTTCTACACGGAAGCGGCGGGCTTCTATTTTTTGTAAAAGTTCATAAACTTGCGCTTTATTTCCTATTCGTCTTTGTAAAAAATAACGCAGAATGTTTGATAGAATTGTGTATGAGATACCTGCAACATCGGGTTCTCTCGTCCAAATATGCCCGTCAAAAAAATAATGTTTTTTCTCCGATTCAACATAAATCAATTTACCTTTTAAAACATCGGCTATGAGTTGAGCAGCCGAACGCACGCCTTTTGTTGTTAAAAATTGCATTGCGTTTGCATTGAGTTCCATCGACTTATAGTCAATAGCAACTATTGTTTTTTGCTCTTTTATTTTTTTTAAGATTTCACTTTCAGGAACTAGAGCTTTTTCTATTTCTTTTAATAAATATTTTGAAGCTCCGTATTTTTCGCAAGCCTCAATTAAAAAGTAAGGGCTATAGTCGGTATTTTTTTCTATCTCTTCATTTGAAGCCCCCCACTTGGCAAGTTCTTGTTTTATTTGAGAGTGTCCGCAAGCCTTTACACAGGCAGATACAAAGGGTTGAACATCTTTATCGTCTAGGTCGTTGTATTGTATTTTTTTTAAAATGGTCTTAATGCGTTTAATGCTTACCGTTTCGTATGCTTCCCAAAAGGGGACATCCGTTTTAGGCTTTTTTTGAGGCGGAGTGTATTCTTTTGCTTCTTCAATGGCTTTTTTTACTGCGTCCAATTTACCGGCTATTATTGCGGCATCCTGATCCTTGTATGGAAAGTCATCAGGAAAGGAAGCAATTTTTATTTTTCCATTAAAGCCTGCTTTTAAAAAAGTTTCAGGCAGATTTGAAGTTCTTTTATCGTTTTCGTCAAAAGGAATAAGCCCCGCCGTTTTTTTGCCTGAAGCGTCGTTGTCAAAAAAAATAATAATTTCAGGAACACTTAAAAGGTGTTTTTTTATTTTAGGAGCGGTTAAGCCTTTTGTACCGCCTGTAGAAAAGACATTCTTAATTCCCGATGCCGAACATGCGATTGCATCAAGTTCGCCTTCTACAAGAATGACAGGCTTTGAAGTATCTATCGTTCCGGGCATTGGAAAAGTCGAACATGATTTTGTACCTCGTTTTTCGCAAACGCCGTCTTGGTAATAATGCAGTTTATAGCCGGTGCCTAGTTTAATGACTACACCGGAGTGCTCCCAGCTTGAGTAACCCGTTTTAGGGTGCGCAAGCGGAACACCGGCGCCCTGCAGCACGCTCCTATCCAGCTCGCCCCGTGCGAGGCTGAAGCCGGGCCAGTAAAAAAAATGCTTTACCAAATTGTCTGTTATGCCTGAAGGGTAAGATGTATTTTTTTGAGTGCCTGCTCCACCGCTTGAAGCAGCTCTTGTATTTAAGAAATTTATTATTGCTTTTTTTGAAGCTTTGTTTTTTGATAAGTATTTTTCAAATTCTTCACATGCTTTTGCATCGGGGGTGAATGTTTGCTTTTCGGTTTTTATTTCGGGAGGCGGAACATAGTCATCGCCGAAGGTCTTTTCTACAGCTTTGAATTGTTCGGCTTTATCTGTTATACCTTCCAAAATTTCCACGGCATCATAAATATCGCCGTGAATACCGCAGTTTCCTGAATAACAAATGAATTTATCGTCAAATAATTCGCAAGACGGATTTCTATCTTCATGGTTAGGATTAAAACAACGGATAAGCCCCCGTTCTGCTTTAATGCCTTTTAAGCGTAAGTATTCGATTAAACGGTTTTTGTATTTGTCGTAGTTCATTTGTGTAAAACCTCTTGTGTTAATATATGATGTTCTTTTATACATTCAAAAAGATATTGTGCTATTGAAGGTATTACGGCGTTTCCTAATGCAGTTATTCTGTTTGTGTCCAATTCTTTGGAAAACCCATTATACATTCGTACACTTCGATAGTCTGATTCGGCGTTAAACCGTTTAATTGGCATTGGTAAAGGAGTTTGTCCTGATATTTTTTTTGATAATATTTTTTGTAAGATGCAGGTTTTGATAATATTATCAAGGTGTCCGAGGCGTTTGGTGTAGGCAATAATAAAGATTCGTTCTCGTTTATGCGGGAGATTAAAGTTCCTAGCTTGTAAACATTGCCATTCTGCATCATACCCTGCTTCGGAAAGATTTTGTAATAAGGAGCTGAAACCTTTCCTGAGAAGCTCCGGGCTGTTTTCGATAAGCACATAGCTAGGTCTTGCTTCGCAAATAATTCTAAGCATTTCTTTCCATAGTCCGCTTCTTTTTCCATTGAGTCCTTCTCCTTTAGGATTAGCTATCGATATATCCTGACAGGGAAATCCGCCTGAAATTATATCAACATAAGGCGGATTTTTAAGAGTTGTTATATCGGTATATTGTGTTGTTTCGGGAAAGTGCTTTTTTAAAATCATTCGGCAAAAAGGATTTATTTCGCAATTCCATATTGTTTTTATGCCGGCTCTTTTTGCTCCCAATTCAAAACCGCCTATTCCTGAAAATAAACTTCCGTGTATCATTTTATAAAAAAAGTAAAATTGCAATAATAACCGCTTCAATGATTGCGATTATTCCGATTAAATCTCTTTTGCGTGCGAGGTTAAAAATAGTTTTTTTTAGTGTTGATTGAGCTTTTGCAACATCTTCTATATCTATAACAATACCAATACAAAAAAGTTCGCCGTCTTCGAGAATTTGAAATTCTTTATGTGGTAAGTCCGTTTCAATTTTCCAACTCGAATATATATTGTCTTGCAAATCTTTCGGATTCCATATTGCTCGTATAAATGGTAAGTTTTCTGCATTCCATAATTTATTGTTTAGATATTCGATTTCACTAATAACCGCTAAATCTTTTGTTAATCGTCCGAAAAAACCTTTCCAAGCCTCTCTTTCATCGTTTATAACACCCACAAATTCCAGCAAATCATCAGATAGTCCGTAAATAGCTATTACCCCATCTTTTGCTATTTCTTGTTGAAACTCTTGAATCTCCCTTGCAGGATATTCAAATCCATGTAGAAGTTTTGCCCATCGTTCCAGTTTTTTATTTACCATATTTCCAATTCCTCTTCTTTTTCTTGTTTTTGTGAGGCGGTAAGTTCGATTTTTGTTATTTCACCTTCAAAAGTTTTTTTTATATTGTGAACTTTTGGAGTTACAATTGTTTTATTTTCTTTTAACATAGCAATTTCCTTAGGGCTGTATTTGGTTCCGTCTTTGCAATAAACCCAGCCGGTTTTTAAATGAACGGCGATTTCTTGTTTAAGAGATTCACTGTAAATATATTTCCAACCGGGCTTTTGCTTTGTCATCAATCCCTCGTATGAAGCAAGGCAATGATGTCATAGGCCGCCTCAATTTTTGCTTGCTCGGTTGCTTTTAATGTTTCATTTTGTAAGGTTCCTATTTTGTTTTTAACCGCTTGAATGTAGTCTGTGATTTGGTTAAACACAAATTTAGAACTTATCAGTTTATCTTCCGGCTCTATCTCTTCTCTGTATATGGTTTTACCTTTTAAGGGATTTTCGGGTTTAACATTTTTTTCAAAATAAGTGTGTTCTTGCTCTGTAGAAGTTTGAGCAATTACCGATTTTTCATCCTCGATTTTTGATTGAGAAGTTAAAGGTTCCTGCATGGGTTGAGGTTGCGGTTCTTCTTTAATAACCGGTTCTTCCTGCAGGGGTTGAGGCTCTTCTTTTTTGAAGTTTTCCAATTCGGTTTCGGAAATGCCGGTATCAAGGATTAAGGGATTTTTGTATTCTCTTACAATTTTTTCGGCGGCAATTTTTGTTCCGCCTAGTTCTTCAAGTTTTTCTATTAAAGGAATAAGGTCATCATCAGGAATTGTACGAAAGGCCGTTAAAATGTTCGTTTCGTATTCGCAATTTATTCCTTTAGATGTAAGGATTTGACGGGTTTTGTGAGCCGCTAGGTGTCTTGAAACCCATTGCTCGCTTTTGGCTAATTTTGCGGCAATTTCACGCTGACTTAACCCGGTATTAAGCATTTCAAATACGCCGTTCTCTCTTTCGGCCGATGTTAAATCGCTTCGTTGAATGTTTTCGATTAACTGTAGCGTAAGTTTATCGCCCGTGATGACTACTGCATCTACCATTGAAAAGTCATCGCCTTTTGAACATAGAAATTCAAGGGCTCTTTTTCTTCGATTACCTGCAACAAGTTCAAATTGCGGAACACCTTCGGAAGTCAGCCCCGCTCTCTTAACTACAATAGGCTGCATAAGTCCGTTGTCTTTTATTGATTGTGCAAGTTCTTCTATGTCCCGATAGTCTTCACGGACATTTCCTGTTTCTATAATTTGTGAAAGGCTTATTTTTTGCGTCCTTCCTGCTGATTCGATTTTAGCCATTGTTTACTCCTTTTAAAAAATAATCGATATAATTTTCAAGCCGTTTTTTTACGGCAGCGTGAATCGGATAATTTACATTTTCGGTTAGGCGTTTAAGAGACGGAATGTCGGGGATCGCTCCGGGAATTAAAAATTCTTTAAAAGTGTTTTGATATTTTTCTAAAATGCCCGGCTCGTTTGTTTTGGTGTTCGATTTGTTTATTGAAACAAAGGTATCGGCTTCGATGTTGCAGTTTTTTAAAATGTCAAAATAAAGTTCGATTGCCGAAAAGTCCAAAGAAGAGCAAGTGCCCGGCAGAATTAAAATGTCTGCACAAAAAACGGCGTTCCGTGTATGTGCACACCAATATCCGGGCGGATCGATTAAAATATAATCGTACTTATCTTTTAATCCTGTTTTTGCAAGATTGATTTTTAATTGAATGTCCATAATATTATTTAATAAATTGTTTTCAAGGCAGGATGGAATTATGTCGATATTTTCTTTTGCGGGGTAAATACCTTTAAAAGAGCTTACTGTTTCCGATAGAAGGTTTTTAGAAGTTATATCTTGAAAAAGTTTATTATAACACTTGGTGAGGGTGCAGTTACTGTCAAGGTCGATTTCAAGAACTTTAAAGCCTCGATTTGCAAGTATTTCGCCGATAGTTGTGATTATGGTGGTTTTTCCGACTCCGCCTTTATAGCTTGATGCAACTATTATTTTTGCCATTTTGTACTCCTTTTTTTAAAACGGAATTCCATCCGGTTCTTCCATTTCTGTAGCATAAATTGGATTATCTTCATTATTTGAACTTTTGCTTTTCGGTGAACTTAAAAGAACAAGATTTTGAACATTTAAAACAATGTCATTGTGAAGAGCCTCGTTTTTATCCTTCCACGGTTTGTGGTTTAATTCTGCCTCTATTGCGATTTGCTTACCCTTGGTCAAATGTTTTTGCATAGCTTCACCGTATTTGTCCCAAATTACGCAATTAAAAAAATGAGCTTTTTCAACCCATTCATCATTTTGCTTATAAGACTTATTGCAGGCTATGCTGAAAGAGGTGCAAGCGGTTCCGTTTGCGGTGTACCTTAATTCGGCATTGCCGGTAAGTCTTCCTGTTGCTGTAAATTTGTTTAAATCTGTCATTTATTTACTCCTTAATTATTTTTTTTAAGAAACATACATCGTTTCTTGTTGTATTTACGGCGTTGTTGGCCAAAATATATATATACTCTTCCGTTGCAGCTTGAAGTCCATCGAAGATTTTTACTTGAGGGCTTTCGGCGTCTTGCGTGGTTGAGGCTATAGTGCCTTCTTCCGTTTCTGTAAGACCTGTATAAAAACCTTGAAGGTCTAGTCGACCGTGCGGAATTATTTTAATGATATATTTGCTGTTTTCGTTTTTCATTATTGACTCCTTTTTTCGTAGTTTGCGGGAAGTGTAACGCCGAAGCGTTCAGCGTAAGGCTTTAGATTGTTGTCGGTTATTTTAAGCCACTCAAGGACATCGGCTTTCTCCCAAGATTTAATGCCCCCGACCAATTTATAATTAGTTCCGCAGCAGGGCTGTAAGAAAAGTTTAGACCTATAAGTTTCGATAGACCTATTAGTTTTAAGTTTAACGGCGGTTTCCAAATCCACCCATGCAGGAAGGGAATCGGTGAAATTCTTTTTAACCTCAATTTCTCTGTTTTCTTTTATAAGAGAAATTACCTGCGTTATTTTTAGATCTAAAACTTGGAACTGATATTCTTGTTCTTTCATAAGCCGTACTCCATTTTTAGGAAGCATTTACGATTTAGCGTCCATGCTTCGGTTGCTATTAAATTTTTTTTTACCGGAACGGGAAGACCGTCCGATTTTTTTAGGGCTTTCCAAAGTCCTACCGAGGAAAGTCCCGATTCGATACTTGCCGTAAAAAAGCTGTAGTATAAGAAGCCGTTTATAAATACGGGTTCTTTTTTACCGCTCTTTTTCATTTTTGCCCCCTTAAAAAAATGACAGCTTGCCGTTTCGCAGTTAGCCGCAAAAAATTGCGCTGTCGGCCCCGAACCGTCCGGCTTATTCCTTGCTATATATAAACTAGGAGAGTTCCTAGCCTTATCCGTGGTTGACTGCGAGTTTTAAGCTTTCAAGTTGAATCGGCTCAAACTCGATTTTTAGATCAGGGTGTTGAATTCTTATCTGCTGAATAGTTGATTCTTGAGATTTGATAGAAAACTCTAAAGCTAATAAAAATTTATCTTGCGTTTCCTTGTTTAATTGATTGAACAGTTTAACAGCCTTTTCAGTTTCTTTTTTCATTTTTAGCCTCCATATAATAATATTGTTTAATAATATTATTATACGATTAAATAATTATTTTGTCAATAGAAACATATCATTTAATTATATTTTTTTATTGCCTTTTTTTTTCAAATATGATATTGTTTATGTGGAGGTTGTTATGAATATTGGAGAAAGGATAAAGCAATTGAGAAAGTTTAAAAATTATAATCAATTTGAATTTGCTAAAATTATAGGGATAAAGCAAACCGCTTTATCCCTAATAGAAACAGGGAAAAATTCTGTAACAGAGCAATGTATAAAAGTTATATGTCTTTCATTTTTTGTTAATGAAAAATGGCTTCGTTTTGGTGAAGGAGAAATGCTTACTTCTGAAGCGAAAAAAACATTTGAGGAACGCCGATTTATAGAACTTTATGAAAAGTTAAATCCGATTATGAAAGATGCCGCTTTAAAACAATTAGAAAGTCTCGTTAATGCTCAAAATATACAAGAAAATAAGGAGAAAGAAAATGAATGAACTTATTAAGATTACTGAAAAGGACGGGGATCAACTTATAAATGCCCGTGATTTGCATGAATCCCTACAGGTTGGACGGGATTTTTCAACTTGGGTTAAAGACCGGATTGAAAAATACGGTTTTGTAGAGGGAGAAGATTTTTTTGTATATAGTGATTTTTGCTCCCCAAATTTGAGGAGCAAAAAAGCACGGAGGTTTTCCCCAAATTTGGGGAAAACCTCTTATGAACAAAATTTAGGAGGAAGACCGTCGATTGAGTATTTTTTGACACTAGATATGGCAAAAGAGCTAGCTATGGTTGAAAATAACGAAGCAGGCAGGGAAATTCGGCGCTATCTTATTAAAGTTGAGAAAAAATTCAGAGAAATAGCTATTTCAGGGGGCGATCTTAATTTAATAGAAGTTAATTCAAGGCTTGAAAGGATAGAAAGGGCTCTTGGGGACTTAGCAGAATTTAAAAGTGCCATATTAAAAATAACTTCCGAGCCGAAAGTTATAGAATATAGAACTATAAACTCGCAATTAGATGAGGATATATATACTTTTTACAAAAAACATGTAGACGATTCCGTTCCAACGGCCGTTTATACAAAAGCTATCGATGTTTGGGACTTATTCAAATACGATACTCAAGCTAAATACCCAAAAGCCGAATTTTTGGAACGCTTTAGAGCTATATATCCGCAGTTTACATTTGAGAAAAATAAAAATGTTGACGTATTTTGGGGTTTTCGTCTAGTTGATACATGCGGCGTTTGCTGAAAGTGAAGATTTTTTTAACACGATAAATCTTTTTCGCCAAATTTGGCGAAAACCCCTGTGAAAATGTAAAAAAAGCTAAAAAAAGGGGGTAGAAAAAATCTACCCCTTCTAACTATTCTATATAAAAGTTTCCGGTAGTTAAGTCAATAAAAAAGTCAAGTATCACAAACGGCTATAGCAAGGCTTGACTTTTTTATCTTCCTATTATATAGTTATTAACAAGGTATAGATATATATAGCAAGTTGTGTGTTGTTAGTTTACACCCAGAATGTCGGCGGTTCGATCCCGTCAGCGCCCAATCCTTCCTTTAATCATTCATTACCGCTTTATAAACATTTTTGCAGGAGTTCGGGGTTTCGAAAGGCCTCATCTATATATTAAGCAATTACGGTTCGGCGGGCTTGAAGTGTTATACCCATTGAACGAAGTATGTTAAAGACGGTTGAAAACGAGGGATTCCCCTTTTCCGACAAAGAATTATAAAGAGCTTCGCGGCTTACCCCTATTTGTTTGGCAAGTTGTGTCATACCCTTTGAGCGTGCTATTGCTCCTATTACATTAATGACATCGGCAGGTTCACCTTCTTCAAGAGCTGTCGATAAATAAATTAGTACATCTTCGGCTGTTTCGATGTTGTCTGCCATATCCCATTCAGTTATCAT